CCTTAAAGTTAAAATTGAGGAAATAACTGAAACCATTAAAACATTCATAAAAGATATAGCAAATCCAGATGTTAGTTTTAGCGAAGCATTAAAAAAATTGTTTAAAGGCGATGGAAAAGATGGAAAGAAAATAGATGTTGGTAAAATGTTAGGTGAAGCGGTCGCTGCAGCTTGGGAAAATATTGATCTTAATATACCATGGGGCGCACTATTTGTTGGCGGATTAGCAGGAATAGGAGCTGCAATAGCGGCACCAGTACTTGCAGTACCTGCAGGTATAGCGGTCGCAATAACAGCATTCTTTGGAGCACAAGCACTTAAGAATTTAGTATCAGGAGCATGGGATCTATTAGTTGCAGGTTTTACTTTTGGAGCAGATGTTGTAAGTTCTCTAACATCTGGCATAGGCGGGTTGTTTACTAGCGCCTGGGAAACTGTTAAAGGATGGTTATCCTTTGGTCCAGATAATACATTTAGTATAAGTGCCCTTGGAACTAAAGCATGGGAAACTGTTACAGGTTGGTTTGGGTTAACCGGATTAGACTTTAGCATCTCTGCATTAGGAACAGTAGCATGGGAAGCAGTAAAGACTTGGTTTAGCTTTGGCACTGAAGTAGCGTATAGTATAGGATCATTAGCACTTACAGCATGGAATACTGTTACAGGTTGGTTTGGCTTTGGCGAAGGCGAAGCAGCGTATAGTATAGGAACATTAGCAACTTCGGCCTGGAATACTGTAACAGGGTGGTTTGGCTTTGGAGACATGGAAATGCCTAGTATAAAAAGTATGTTCCAGACAGTTATTGACAAAGTTAAAGGCTTCTTTACCTTTGACTTTAAAATGCCTAACTTCAAATCGTTTTTACCAAAATGGATGGGCGGTGAAGGCAAAACTTTATCAGACGCAGGTGATGCTGCAGGTACAGGCGTAACAACACAAATGGCTGTAGCACAAGCACCAAGTGTAAGCATGCCTACAGAAACAGGATCAGCACTTAGTAACTTAGCAACAGTGAGTTATGCTACTTTAAATGCAGAATTAATGAATTTAAAAAGCAACATGGATAATATTGGTAAAATTGATGGCTTCAAAACTACCATTGCTAGCCTAAATGAGCTTGACAAAGGCGGAGTTTCCAAGTATAATGATGCAGTAAAGGATTTAAATGAGACATTTAAAGATTTGAATAAAACATTGTCAGAAGATAACAAAGGATTATTTGGCGGTGGAACAGGTGTTGCATCTGCAGACGTACTTAAAAGTCAAGCTATGTCCGGAAATAGCAATAATGAGTTAAATACAACTATGCAATTATTGCTCGCAGAAATGAAACAAGTTAATGAAAATACTGGTTCTAAATTGCCTAAAGCAATAAGAGAGACCGGAACCGCGCACAGTTAGGATAATATATGAGTTGGAAAAAATATTTTACACCAGTACCAACTGGTAATAACACAGAAGGCAGTTATAGTCCCTTTAGCGGTCGTGGTGGCAGTATGAATGCTGGGCCTGCAAAATCTAACTATAGTTCCTACTTACCAGACGTATATGTTGGAAGTCCAAATCGTGTTGAACGCTACGGACAATATCATACAATGGACATGGACAGTGAAGTTAATGCTGCTCTTGACATCCTCGCTGAATTCTGCACACAACAAAATACTCAAAATAGAACTCCGTTTATAACTGACTTTAAAGCAAAAGCAACAAATAGCGAAATTACAATTATTCAGCAATACTTACAACAGTGGTGTAAGTTACAAAACTTCGAAACTAGAATGTTCCGCATTTTACGTAACACGTTTAAAATGGGCGATGCATTTTTTATTAGAGATCCTGAAACTAAAAAATTGTTTCATGTTGATCCTGCTAAGTTAACAAAAATTATTGTCAACGAAAGTGAAGGCAAGAAGCCCGAACAGTATGTAATTAAAGATTTTAATTTAAATTTTGGAGAAATGGTAGCAACTACACCTTTCCAAACTAACGGAAACGTTACTGGCGGCGGAGAAGGGTATTTAACTGGCGGTGCAAGAGGCATGGTTGGTAATGTTAATACACAAAATGCTGCAGGTGGTAGATTCCAAAATGCAGATAACGAAATAGCTGTTGATGCAGAGCATATGGTACATTTAAGTCTGTCAGAAGGTTTAGATATGAATTATCCTTTTGGTAATTCATTATTAGAAACAGTATTCAAAGTATATAAACAAAAAGAATTACTCGAAGATGCAATTATTATATATCGAGTACAAAGAGCGCCTGAAAGACGTGTATTTTATGTTGACGTAGGTAACATGCCTAGCCATTTAGCTATGCAATTTGTTGAAAGAGTAAAAACTGAAATACATCAAAGACGTATTCCGTCGCAAACAGGTGGAGGAACTAATGTAATTGACAGTAGTTATAATCCTTTAAGTATAAATGAAGACTACTTCTTCCCACAAACAGCTGAAGGTAGAGGATCAAAAGTTGAAACACTACCAGGCGGAACTAATCTTGGAGAAATTGATGACCTTAGATATTTTACTAATAAGCTCGTACGCGGTTTACGAATTCCTAGCAGTTACTTACCTACCGGCGCTGACGATGCAAGTAGTCAGTACAATGACGGTAGAGTAGGAACAGCATATATTCAAGAATTACGTTTTAATACATATTGTGAAAGACTACAAAATTTATTAATCGAAGATTTTAATCAAGAATTTAAAAGATATCTTTTAGAAAAAGGTGTAAACATTGATACAGCAATGTTTGATCTTAGATTTCAACCACCACAGAACTTTGCAAGTTATAGACAAAGTGAAATTGACAATGCTAGAGTACCAACATACTCACAAATGAGTCAAATACCTTATATTTCAAATCGTTTTGCAATGAAACGATTCTTAGGCATGACAGACGAAGAGCTTGCTGAAAACGAGCGTCTGTGGAGAGAAGAAAATGACGAAACACTATCACCTGGTCCAGGTGATGCAAGTGGAGAATTGAGAGGAGCCGGAATAAGTTCAGCAGGGATCGATGCAGATTTAGGTGGCATAGAAGATGTAGCAGATGATACAGCAGACCCTGATGTAGGCGCTGATGCAGAAGCACCCGAAACAGCAACAGGTGCACCAGGCACTGACGCCCCAACAACTGACCAAACGGTATAAATACTATTATGATACTACGTGAATTATTTTATTTTGATAAAGAAACATTAGAACCAGTCGAAGATTCATCTTACGACCCAGACCTTGACGATTCAGTAGTTAAGAAAAGCGATACTCGCAAAACAAGACTAACATTATCCCAAATTAACCGCGTCCGCAAAGCAGCCGACATACATACTAAAGAGTCTAGTAAAGAACTTGACTTTATAAAGCAAATGTATGGAATTCCAGCTGTTGAAGCCGGCGGGGTGTAATGGCGAAGTTAGATAAGTCACAATATACAAAAGAACAATGGCGCAGAATAAAAGAAGCTCGTCGCCAAGAAAAAGCCGCGGCTAAACTTCAGCAACAACAAACTGTTACTCCGTCTGTTAAAGAAATACACGAATCGTTTCAGCCTAACACAGCATTTGTACTAGGCAACGGTGTAAGCAGAGCCTCAATTGATCCAGAAGATTTAAAAAAGTTAGGTAAAGTTTACGGGTGTAATGCATTATATAGATCATTCGAAGCAGATTGCCTAGTTGCAGTTGATGTTAAAATGATTCTAGAAATTAATAAGTCAAGATATCAACACAAAGTTCCTGTTTGGACAAACCCTAACAAAAGTTTTCAAAACATAAGTGGATTAAATTATTTTTCGCCTAGCAAAGGCTGGAGTAGTGGACCAACAGCACTATGGTTAGCAAGCCAGCATGGATTTAAGAACATATATATCTTAGGATTCGATTTTCAGGGCATAGATAACGAAAAATTTAACAATTTGTATGCTGATACCATGAATTATAAGAAATCTACAGAAGGACCTACGTTTTACGGTAACTGGATGCGTCAAACTAGATCGGTGTTTAAGGACCATACTGATATCAATTACCACAGAATAGTAACTGACAAAAGTTATATTCCAAAAGACCTTAAAGAAAATACTAACCTTAGTAATTTACATATAGATAAGTTTAAAGAACAATTTAGTTTGTAATATGAAAGCAAATACAGCATTTGTTATAGGTAATGGTGTAAGTAGATCAGCAATTGATCTTAACTTACTTAAAAAACACGGAACAGTGTATGCATGTAATGCTGTATACCGAGATTATGATCCTGATTACTTAGTTGCTGTTGATCCTAAGATGGTATTTGAAATAAATGAATCGCAATACCAACACAAGTATAATAATGTATGGACAAACAAGCATAAACGATTTGAAAATCTTAATGGATTTAATTATTTTGAAAAATCACTTGGTTGGAGTAGCGGCCCAACAGCATTAAGCCTAGCAAGTGAACACAAAAACAATATTATATACATGCTAGGATTTGATTATATGGGTGTAGACAGCGGGAAACTTTATAATAACATATATGCTAACACTAAAAACTATATGAATAAAACAGATAGAGCAACTTATTATCATAACTGGTTGCGACAAACTGAAGATGTTTTTAGAAAAAATCAGCAAATAAAGTACTGTAGAATAATATTACCAGATAATTTACAGACTCACAAACTAAATAGTTTTGTCAATTATAGTACAATGTTGATTGACGATTTCCGAGTAAAATTGGGAACCTAACCTCACATTTTACAAAAAAGCTCGTTTTGAGCCTGTTTTAGCACCTATTTTCAACTATATAGTAAATACTAGTGACAGCCTTACCATAGGTAAACATTTTATAGGAGACAAAAATGGCAGATCAAAATAAGTTTGAAAGTATGCTAGAAAAGCTCGTCAACGAAGACAGAGCTGGAGCAGAAGAATTATTTCACGAAATCGTAGTTGAAAAATCAAGAGATATCTACGAATCATTATTAGAAGACGACTTAGCAGAAGTTGAAGAAACAGCTGCTGAAGTTGAAGAAGCTACTGACGAAGAAGTCGATGAAGCTACTGACGAAGAAGTTGATGAAGCATCTGAAGATGACGATGCTGAAGAAGTTGCAGAAGACTTTGACCTAGACGAATTTGAAGTAGAAGCAGACCCAATGGAAGCAGACCCAGCAGATGACATGATGGGCGACATTGAAGATGCAATGGACGGCGAAGAAGATAGCGGCGAAGAAGAAATTGAAGATAGAGTTGTTGATTTAGAAGACGCATTAGACGATCTTAAATCAGAATTTGAAAAAATGATGGCTGGCGACGAAGACGAAGCTGGTGATGAAGACGAAGCTGGCGACGAAGACGAAGCTGGTGACGAAGATGACGATTCAGAAGAAGAGTCATTTAACTTTGAGTCAACTGACGAAGAAGTTGAAGAAGCTACTGACGAAGAAGTTGAAGAAGCAGATGATGAAAAATCAGAAGCAGAAACAATGCGTGAGTATGTTGAAAAAGTAACACCTAAAATGGGCGACAATGGCGCAAATGCTAAGTCGGTTGTAGCTGGTGCTAACAACATGGGCGGAGAAGCTGGAAACATTGCACAAGGCGGTGAAGAAAGTGGACGCACAGCAGATTCAGCAAAAGAAGAAGATGCAGGCAATGTAAATAAGCCAGGCGGAAAAGCTTCTAAATCTTTAAAAGGTGATTCAAAAGGCCACGGCGCAGAGAAGAAAAGCGCAGGCGAAACTGCAGACAACAAGAAATCTGTTGTTGGCAAGTAAATTAGGAAAATCTGAATGAAAAACCTACGAGAGACATTGACATTTGACCAAGCTAATATGGTTATTGAGTCTGCTAACGAGGGAAAAGACTTATACCTTAAGGGTATTTGTATACAGGGCGGGGTGCGTAATGCTAACCAACGTGTATATCCTGTAAAAGAAATTGGCAGGGCTGTCAAAACTCTCAATGATCAAATACAAGGAGGATATAGTGTTCTCGGAGAAGTTGATCATCCAGAAGGACTTAATATTAACCTAGACCGTGTATCACACATGATTGAATCAACATGGATGGACGGCGCTAATGGTTACGGAAAGATGAAAATTTTACCAACCCCAATGGGACAACTAGTTAAAACAATGCTGGAAAGCGGAGTTAAACTAGGTGTTTCATCGAGGGGCTCTGGTAACGTATCAGAAGACGGGTCCGGTGAAGTATCGGACTTTGAAATTATTACTGTGGACGTTGTGGCTCAGCCTAGCGCCCCAGGAGCATATCCTACACCAATCTACGAGCATTTAATGAATGCACGTGGAGGAATGGCAGCATATGAATTAGCACAGGCAACAAAACAAGACCCCAAGGCACAGAAATACTTAAAAGAATCGCTGATTAACATAATCAGTCGACTCCAATAAAAGGAGATTAATATGTTGGATGCATTAAAAACACTTTTTGAAAACGATGTAGTTTCAGAAGATGTGCGTCAACAAATTCAAGAAGCATGGGACCAAAGGGTGATCGAAAATCGCCAAGCGGTAACAGCAGAACTACGTGAAGAGTTTGCACAAAAATATGAGCATGATAAGTCAACTATGGTTGAAGCTATTGACTCATTAGTAAGTGAAAAACTAGCAGAGGAAATTTCAGAATTCACTGAAGACCGTAAACAACTAGCAGAAGCAAAAGCAAAATATGCAGTAGCAATGCGTGAAAACGCAACGTTAATGAAAGATTTTGTTATTGATCAGTTAGGTGCAGAGGTATCCGAGCTACACGAAGACCAAAAAGCTATGGCTGAAAACTTTAGCAAATTGGAAGAATTTGTCGTCGAGCAACTTGCACAAGAAATTGCAGAATTTGCAGAAGATAAAAAAGACTTAGCAGAAACCAAGGTTAAACTTGTAAAAGAAGCTAAATCACACTTCGCTAAAGTTAAAACAGACTTTATCGAAAGAAGTGCTACTAAGGTATCTGAAATTGTTGAATCAACACTTAACAGTGAGATTGGACAACTTAAAGAAGATATCGAAGAGGCACGAAGAAACGACTTTGGTCGTAAGTTGTTTGAAGCATTCGCTAGCGAATATTCAAATAGCTACCTAAACGAAAAGTCGGAAACTGCTAAACTAATGCAGGTTATTGGTGTTAAAGACCAGCAACTAGCAGAAGCAAAGACGTTTGCGACAAAGGCAAAACAATTAGCTGAATCAGTTACTGTTGAAAAGCAGAGACTAATTGAATCAGCAAAAAGAGCAAGTGTTCTAAACGAACTGACTGCACCTTTATCGAAAGACCAAAAGGACATAATGTCAGATCTACTGGAATCCGTTCAAACTCCAAAACTACGTGCGGCGTTTGATAAGTACTTACCTACTGTTATTGACGGTAATACTCCAGCTAAAAAGAAGGCGCTTACAGAAGGCAAAGAAATCACAGGCAATAGAGAAGAAATGACAACAAACAGTAGACAAGCAGAGGACAATAATGTCGTTGACATTCGTCGTCTAGCTGGATTATAAATAAGGAGATAATTATGTCAGAACTACTAGAAAGTCGCTGGCAGGAAACCAAAGGCGCACTTCTTGAAGGCTTAAACGGCAACAAGAAAAGCGTGATGGCTGCTACACTTGAGAATACTCGTAAGTATTTGTCAGAGAGTGCAACAGCTGGTGCAAGTTCCGCCGGTAACGTCGCAACCTTAAATCGTGTGATCCTTCCAGTGATCAGACGTGTAATGCCAACCGTTATTGCTAACGAGTTAGTTGGTGTACAACCTATGACTGGACCAGTTGGTCAAATCCACACATTGAGAGTACGTTATGCAGATGCAGTAAACTCAACTAATGGTACAGACACAGCAGCTGGTGACGAGGCGTTAAGCCCATTCAAGATTGCTGAAGCGTATTCAGGTGCTTTAGATGATAAAGCAGCTGCTACATCAGCGTTAGAAGGCTCAGCTGGTAACAGACTAAGCATTCAAATCTTGAAGCAAACTGTAGAAGCGAAATCCAGAAAGCTATCAGCTCGTTGGACTTTTGAAGCTGCTCAGGATGCACAATCACAGCACGGTATTGATGTTGAAGCAGAAATTATGGCTGCATTAGCACAAGAAATTACTGCTGAGATTGACCAAGAAGTAATTGCTAGTCTTTACAGCCTAGCAGGATCTGCAGAGTCAGACGTACAGTATGACCAATCAGGTGTTAGCGGAACAGCTACATTTGTTGGTGATGAGCACGCCGCTTTAGCAGTGATGATAAACAGAGCAGCTAACAAAATTGCTCAGCGCACAAGACGTGGCGCTGGTAACTTTGCTGTTGTTTCACCACATACCTTAACAGTATTACAAAGTGCTACTACTTCAGCGTTCGCAAGAACAACTGAAGGTTCTTTTGAAGCACCTACTAATACTAAGCTAGTTGGTACATTAAACAATGCAATGAAAGTATATGTTAACACATACGCTTCAGACGCAACTGATGTATTAGTTGGTTATAAAGGTTCAAGTGAATCAGACGCAGCTGCATTCTATTGCCCATATATTCCATTAATGAGCAGTGGAGTTGTATTAGACCCAGACACATTCGAACCTGTTGTGAGCTTCATGACACGTTACGGATATGTTGAGTTAAACAACACAGCATCATCTCTTGGTAACGCAGCTGACTACTTGGCACGTGTAAGCGTAGCTAACGTAAGCTTCAGTTAAGTTTTACTAATAGTAAAAGCACTAAACAGGACCTTCGGGTCCTGTTTTTTTATGACTAAATATTAGTATGAAGGACGAATACATTCCTATAATGTATGATATCGTACAAGATACTTCACTTAACACTGGAGTACAACTTCCTGTTGAAGTAGAACACTACATTGTTGCATTACTAGCTTCGCATGTTGATAAACCAGACTTTCTTCCAAGAACACTTGCTGAGTCGTATCTAACTATTTCTAATTATAGAGATGCAAAAACACTCGGTGACACATGCTTATTTGTTGCAGGAATTTTTCCTGACTATAAATTAAATTCTAAGTACGTAAGTGATGTAGGAAAGTCTAGTTACATACACGCATCAGAAACTATACGTAACGATTTATTTAAAACATTAGGAATACATTTTGACTTCCTTAGTCAATTTTTAAATAGCGTTCAAGATAAGAACTCTTTGAGAACTAACTTCTTTTGATAAATACATATGTCAAATAGTGTGCCGCAAGGCGGACTTATGCTGTACCAACAGCGTAGCCCATAGAACGGGCATAGGACTACTATTATAGGAGAAAAAAAATGGGAAGACCACTAAACAAAAGATTATTCGGAGCACCAACAGCTGGTGGGAGCGAAATCAAAATAAACTTTCATAATGGCACAGCCGTTAAAGAAGGTTATATCGTAAAGCAAGTAGGATCAAAAAAGTTTGTATGTGAAGAAATCGGTACAGGCGGAGAATTTACTTGTACGCTAACAACTGGTAAATTGCCAGCGGCATTAGCGGCAGGTGAAATGGCTATTTCATTCAAAATGGACGATGCAGAAACATACACAGTAAGTAAAATTGCTGGACGTAAAGTTACTTTGTCAGCACCAAGTGCAACAGGCAGTAATGCTTATGATGGCAAGAGTGTTCCATGGAACTTTGCAACATCTACTACAGATGGCGCAGCACAAGTTGAAGAAGCTGGTGATGATAACACATTAATCGGATCTGATGACGACGACTTTACAGAAGACGCATAAGGATTAACTTAATGAAACAACCAATAAATGTTTTTTGGAACCTTTATAATCTGTTAAAAGATTTGGTTGTTTCTGTAAAGATTGGTAGCTCTAAGGCAGATCCTTATGGTTCTGTTTTAGAGCAACTTAGCAGTACACAATTTAAAGTTACTGACAATGAAGGAAATGAAGGTGTGTGTGAATTAGTTGATAAAACTATAGATCAGTTAAATGACAACGAGATGTCTTTAACTGGAGTTATACTACAAAGTTCTGCATTTATTTTCATTGCATCAATTGTTGATAATATAATGATAGATTATAAAAATAACAGATACAGTTGGGACATTCATAATGACTCTACTGCAAATATATTAATTTTAACAGGGACCTAACAAATGGCAAGATATTCTAAAATAGACGGTGATTATATCCTAGCTGTTACAGACGGCGGAGAAATAAAACTTGACGTAGGGCCAAATAGCAGTGGCGGTACTGTTCGAATTACAGGTGACTTAGTTGTTGAAGGAGAAACTACAACTATTCAAACATCTGAAATGAAAATTGAAGATAGAATTATTACACTTAACCAAACAAGTGCTGCTATATCATCTGTTCCTGGTAGAGTAGCAGGCCTTGAAGTATATAGAGGATCAGCTGATGAAGTTTACTTTGTATTCGACGAGGACGTTGAAAATGGACCAGGCAACTTACTTGGATACGGTGCATGGGCGGCTAGAAAAGTAGTTCCGTCAACATCAGGTTCAACGTTATTAGGACTTCAAACAAACAGCATTGATACTAAAGGTGCTAGTTTATATCTTATAAACCAAGGCAGTGGTGCTATTGTTACCGTTGAAGGTTGTGTTGATTATCATGAAAACATATATCCTTACGTAACACCAGGCGGTAATGACATTGATGTTAACGCAGCTATTACAAAGCCCGATGGACTTGTTAATGCACAAGGCGTTGCAGATTATACACAATCATTCTTCCAAGGTAGATTCCAAGATAAAATTCAAGAAGGCGTAACTACAACATCATCAGTTGAAGTATTTGACATTGAAGTTGCAGGAGCATTAGATCCTACTAATGTAGGATACCGAGCAGAAAGCCAAATTGAATTTGAATTAGATGGCACAGTAGTAAGTAGATTTTTTGGCGACAGAGTACAATTACAACACGTTAAAATTACTGATACTACAATATCAACTACTTCAGCAAGTGACTTAATATTAAAGGCTCCTGGAACCAATAATATAAGAATAGATGATATACTACACTTAACACCAGGACCGTTTGAAAATGATGCTAATTTGGGAGTTGACGGCGATACAACAAAACCTGACTACCCAACATCAGGAATTAAAGTGTATGCTGATACCGAATCAGTTGGCGGAACAGGCTTACATTTTGTAAATAGTAATAACAAAGCAGATGAAGTAATTAGTCGTAATAGGGCTATATTATATTCAATGATATTTTAGAGGACAGACAATGGCAATACATAACGTAGAAATTGGTAGCGATCATGATGGAAACGGGCGTACTAGCCTATTACCAAATAGTAACCCAAGCGGAGCAGCAGACTACCGCGTTCCAGTAGGAAAAAAATGGGCCATTACTACAATACTATTTTGTAATACAGGAATAGCAGATCCTGACACACCAAATAGTGATTTAACATTTTTAAGTTTACACTTTGTAAAAGGTGGAGATCCAGCAGGAGATAAAAACTTAGTTCTTAACGCTATTCCTATACCAGGTGGCGAAACATTTACGTTTGATACTGAAAAGATAATTTTAGAAGAAAACGATTTAGTATATGCACTTACTACATCACCAGAAGTAATTAGTGCAACAATTAGTTATTTGGAAGTGTAATGAGATACATTCGTAGGCAAAGCACAAATACAAGAGGACTTGTAGGCAAAGGAGTTAACTACACTGTAGATGACGAAGTTCGTCTTGACAGTGCTAATGCTGTACTAGTACCAAAAGGCTCTACAGCAGAACGTCCTACATATCCAAACAACGGACACTTTCGTTATAATACAGACACAAATAGATTTGAACAATACGAAGACAATGCTTGGCGTAATATTAGATATTCAGAACCATCACGTACTGGAATAAAAGTACAAACTCTTGGTATTGGTGATGCTTCAGAAGATATGTTTGGTGTACTAGATAGCGGAGATGTAAACTTTCCTGTTCCAGTAGCACCACAAAATATTTTAGTATTTGTTGAAAACGTTTTCCAACTTCCAGCTAATGAACACGGTGTTGGCGGAAACTATGATATTGTACAAAATCCAGCAGGTAAACCAGCAGGGTGGTATGTAGCATTTAGTGAAGCACCGCCAGTAGGTAAACCTGTAACAGTTATCCATAACTTCGACAAATAGCTTTTCCGCTAAATACTGTATATAAGGAACTAATTGCAGTATGGCACAACTCGGTAGAATTTCAGGACCAATATTAAAGGACAACCTTTTACGTGAAGGTGTGGATATTGCTTTTGAAACAGACTTACTTTATATTGATGTAAACAATGATAAGATCGGTATTAGAAATAATACTCCAGGGTCTGATCTTCATTCCCCTAACATACGAACAACTAATATAATCGTTGATACCCTTGCTCAAATAGATGATATAACAATACAACCGGCGGGTAATATAACACCATCATTTGGCGACATAAATTTTAATCCGACACGAAGTGTTGTTGTTCCAGGAACACTAAAGACAGTAGATGTTAAGATATCTAATAATTATATAGCTACTAACGGAACTAATCAAAACTTAGAACTTCGTACTAATGGTGTCGGAACTGTTGAAACAAATGGTTTATTAGTAAATGCTAATTTACATGCAACTGGGGATATTACAGCAGACGGAAATATTACATTAGGTAGTGACGATACTGATAACATAGCATTCAATGCAGACATTATTAGTAATATTATTCCAGACCAGAACGAGACATTTAATTTAGGCCAAAGTAACAAACGATGGAATAACATATATACTAAATTAGTTAACGGCGAAGAAGTTGGCGTAAGCGGAGCATTGATTGCAGGTGTTAATCCAACTTTAGATGTAGGTAATAGTTACTATGTTACTAAAAACGGTGACGATTCAAATGCTGGTATACACACATACGAAGCATTTTTAACTCTTAAATATGCTTGTTCTCAAGCAACAGCAGGCGATACTATTATTGTGTTTGCTGGTGAATACGAAGAAGCATTTCCAATAGAAGTTCCTGCAGGTGTTACTATTAAAGGTAACGATTTTAGAAATACAATTATTAAACCCACTGTAGCAACTAATAATAATGACTGCTTTTTATTAAATGGTGAAGCAACAGTTATACACCTTACAATTAAAGACTTTTATTACGATAGCGTTAACGACGAAGGGTATGCATTTAGATTTGCTAATAATGCAACTATTACTTCAAGAAGTCCGTACATACAAGACATCACAGTAATTACAAAAGGTAGTGTTACAAGTGCAAGCGATCCTAGAGGATTTACTCAAGGAGACGCAGGTAAAGGTGTTCTAGTAGATGGAGCAAGTGTATTAAACACAAGTCAAGAAGCAAGCATGTTGTTCCATAGTTGTACATTTATTACGCCAGGTGTTGATGCACTTACTATAACCAATGGCGTTAGGGTTGAATGGTTAAACTCGTTTACATATTTTGCAAACAGAGGATTATATGCTGTCAACGGAAGTACAGGACATTTAAGTACAGACGGAAGTACAGTTAAATTTGGTGGCGAAATACGTTCAATTGGATCAGCAAACGTATACGGTAACTTTGGTGCTGTGTCTGACGGTGCTGATTGTTTAATGTACTTAATACAACATAACTTTGGATATATAGGTGCAGGCAAAGATGTTACTAATGACACAGGACTTGCTCTACAAGCACAAGAAGTTACAGAACTAAATTCAGGAAAAATATATTATAGCTCAACTGATCAGTTAGGCAACTTTAGAATAGGCGATTCGTTTTTTGTAGATTTTGAAAACGGAAATACTACAGTTGATTTAGATAGTTTAACAGCAAACGCATTACGAGGGTTAACTGTTACAACAAACGACGAATCAACAATATTAGCAGGAACATCAATTAGTACTGGCAATTTAAGATTTTTAGGAAATGATATTATTTCATTCCAGGGCGCAATTAATATTGATTCACAATCAGGTGCTATTAATTTAACTGGAAATACGTTAGTTGATGAAGATTTAGATGTTACTGGTAATCTAAGTTTTGGAGGGGCATTAAATGTTTTAGGTAACGAAGGCAATGACACATTAGATCTTAATGTAGACTTTGATCAAGACTTTAACCCACACACTACTGGAAACTTTGATTTAGGTAAATCAAACAAACTTTGGAACACTGTATTTTCGTCAAAAGCTGATATCCAAAATATTACAATACAAGATAACTTTATTACTACAGTTGATTCAAACACCGCCTTAGAGCTACGAGCAAGCGGCACAGGCAACGTTTTAGTTAGTGGTAACAATGTACAAGTAAACAACGATCTTGCTGTTAGCGGGCTTACAACGCTGTCTAACACGGGGATTACAGGCACATTAACACATATAGGAAATTATGTACAAACAGGCGATGCTTCGGTTACTAACTCAACAGTAACAGGGCATATTGATGTAAGTGAATCAGCACAATTTGAAGAAATATTAATTGATGATAACTTCATTACAACTACTACATCAAACACTGATTTAGAACTACGTGCAAATGGCACAGGCGAAGTACTAATACCAAATAACAATGTTACTATAACTAATAACTTAACTGTAACTAATGATATTAATAATACTGGCGATGTTGATGTAACTACTACTACTGAATTTAATACTGCCATTGTTGATGACATTACTATAGTTGGTAATGAAATTAAAACTAATAACGGAAATAGAAATTTAGAATTCCGTGCTGCTGGCAGCAACTCAAACTATAAAGTACGTCTACTTGACGATGTTGAAATGGGCCAAGCATTAACGGTTGACACATTATTAGATGTAAACAATATAACTGTTAACGGAACTATTACACATACTGGCAACAGAACTCAAACAGGAAATTATACATTATCAGGAGAACTACTTACTCCTGAAATACGTATTGAAGATAACTTTATTACAACTACTAATTCAAATGCAGATCTTGAATTAAGAACACATTCAGGCAACATTACAGTAACAGGTAATGATGTAGTAATTACAAACAACCTAACTGTTAGTACAGACACTGACATTGATGATGTTACATTAACAGGCTTATTAACTGTAAACAGTCCTTATAATCAAACTGGAACTACAGCGATTTCAGGACAAGTAGCACTTAACAATACAATATTATTAGATTCTAATATAGTATCAGTTACAGCAACAGATACTGATTTAGATCTACGTGCAAATGGCACAGGTGAAGTAACAATGCCATTTAACGATGTTGAATTTAGACAAGATTTAACAGTAAATGGTACAACAACACTTAACGGCTCATATGTTATAAACGGTGAAATGACCCATATTGGTGATATTAACCAACAAGGTAATTTCTATCTTAGCGGCGAACTTATTAGTGACGAATTAAAAATTGAAGACAACTTCATTACAACTGTTACATCAAATAGTGATTTAGAACTACGTGCAAGCGGCTCTGGTAATGTTACTATACAAAGTAACGATGTAACACTTGCTCAAGACTTAACTGTTTCTGCATTAACAACTTTACAAGCAACTGATATAACCGGACTACTTACTCAAACAGGTAATAGAAACCAAACAGGAAACTATTCTTTATTGGGAGAATTTAACGGTCCTGAAATTTTAATCGAAGACAACTTTATTACAACTACAACAGGTAATACAGACTTAGAATTAAGATCAGCTTCCAGTCCAATTACATTTAATGACAATTTACAGATACCAAACAATTTAACTATTAACGGAACTAGTACATTAGAAAATACTAATATTGACGGATTGCTTACTCTTAACGGAACATGGAATCAAACAGGTACTAGTAATATTACTGGTAATGTAGATATTGATGATTTTAGAATAAGCGGATCAACTATTGAAACAACAACTTCGTCGGCAGACTTAGAACTGTTAGCAAACGGATCTGGGCTAGTTAAATTTGGTATTAATGATGTTGACTTTGATCAAGATTTAACAGTTAACGGAACAACAACAATAGGATTGTTCCCTACATTTTCATATGTAGATGTTAATGGTCTATTAACCCATGTCGGAAACACTACGCAAACTGGTAACAAACAAGTAACAGGTAATGTTACAGTAACACAAGACTTAGATGTAAGTTCACAAGCACAATTTGAAGAAGTACTAGTTGCTGGTAATGTGATAGCAACTACTACAACAAATAGTGATTTAGAGCTACGTGCAAATGGCACTGGTGATGTTATTTCTCAAAATCAAATTACAGTTAGTAATGATGTAAGTGTTGCAAGCATTACAACCGGTGATATAAATGTTACACAAGATATTAATTTAGATGATATTGTTGTAAACAGTAATAATATACAAATTAACGACAACTATATTGAAACCACAATATCAAATAGTGATCTAGAATTACGTGCTACAGGTAAAATCAATATCCAAGAAAATATTACCTTAGGACAAAACTTAACCGTAACTGGGGTTACTGATTTACAAGATACTAATATTACTGGGTTGTTAACACGTATCGGTAATACAAATCAAACAGGCAATGCTGTTATTAACGGCAATGTAACTGTATCATCAGATTTAGAAATTAATGCTAAAGTTGCATTTGAAGAAATTGTTATAGATGATAATATTATTACAACTACATCTAGTAATGCTGATTTAGAACTTAGATCAGCAGGAACAGGCAGTATTATTGTTCCTAACAATAATGTTGATATATCAAATAATTTAATAACTAACACGTTAAATTCTAAAGGAATTAATATCAACAATACGTTTGCTTTAGAAAATATGGTTAGTAGTACTGATATTGATATTTTTGATAATGTTATTACTACTACTAATTCAAATAGTAATTTAGAACTACGTGCAAGCGGCGCAGGCTTGGTATATCTACAAGAGTTAGGATTTAATAATAACATTATTGCATCGGTATCTAGTATTAAATTACAAGCCCCTAATGTAATTATTAATAGTACAGGATCTTTACAAATTCCTGTAGGCAACGAATCTGAAATATTACTTGCATCGGCAGGATCAATAGATGGTGGTACAGCTTCGATAACAGGAGCAATAATATCAGGTGGTAATGCATCAACAGTGTTTACAGTAAATGATGTAGTTTATAATTCAGCTGGTGCAGCATCGGGCGGAAGTAACTTAGGAAACCCCGGCACATTTAGATATAATACAACTGATAACGTATATGAAGGTTTTGATGCATCAGTGATATCATTTGGTCAAGTAGCATCTGATGATAGAAATACTAAAGTAAGTATACATCCTACAACAAACATAATAACATTTACAGCCAATACTGCATCTGTCGGTACTATTGATTCTACTGGATTACATGTTGATGAAATTCAAGTTGATGATATTAATATTCAAAGTAATACTATTTCAACTAATAATACAAACGCCGATCTTGACTTAGTAGCAAACGGAACCGGAAATGTAAGATTAGAAAATATAGATATTGATTTTGGAGTATTAGATATAGATGTAATCGGTGGCACTGGAACGCATACTGTAATATTTCCAGGCAATCGAGCTGTTAAATTTCCGTCAGGAACAACAGCAGAACGTCCAGCAAGCCCATTATTAGGTCAGACAAGACATAACAGTACACTCAATGAATTAGAAACTTGGATTGGTACTAAATGGCAAAACTCTGCAGGTGAGTTTGATGCTATATCAGCGCAAGAGATGGAAGACGAAGCTCTCGTACAGACTCTAATCTACGGCTAACAATCCCCTTTTAACCTTAATTGATAAATACTATTAATGCAAGTACAGCGACCATTGTACTGCAGGAACAAACTGTGGTTAACCAGCAAAGAGTCATAAGACTGAAAATTAGGCTAGAGGGACAGGATCCCCGTTAAAGGAGAAAAGATGGCTGTAGGTCGCATATCGGGTCCGCTTTTGAAGTCCAATCTCATACGTAATGGTGTGGATTTGGCCTTTGAGACAGACTTATTATATCTAGATGTAAATAATCAGCGTATTGGTGTAAGAACTGCGTCACCAACCCACGATCTCACTGTTAACGGGACAACAAGAACAACAAACCTAATAGTTGATACATTGGCTACAATTGGCAATGTAAGTATTAGCGGACAAACTATCGAAACAGACGGTGATTTAAATCTAGTCACTGTTGGAACAGATAGTGTTGTATATCAAACACGTTTAGAAGTAAATGGTGTAGGTATTGATAACAACACTATTAGCACACTCAATTCAAATGCAAATTTAGAACTTCGTCCAAACGGATCAGGCACAGTTGAAATATTTGCTGATACAAATGTTACTGGAAATATACACGCAACTGGAAATATCTCAGCAGACGGTGATATAGTTTTAGGTAATGCTGACACAGATAGCATTAATTTTAATGCAGACGTAAACAGTAATATTATTCCAGACCAAACTGATTTTTATGACTTAGGATCTGATACTAAGCGTTGGAACGATGTTAAAGTTAAAAACATTGTTGCTGATACTGTTGATACAGGCGACTTAATAATTAATGGTGTTGATTTAAGTGTTAGACCTGGAAACACTTATTTTGTTTCAACTAATGGTAGTAACACAGCAACTGGCACACATCAACAAGATCCGTTTTTAACACTAGACCATGCTGTAACTGTAGCAACAGCAGGCGATACTATCCATATATACCCAGGAACGTATGAAGAAACATTTCCTATAACAGTTCCTGCAGGTGTAACAATCAAAGGCGAAAACATTCGCTCAGTATTTTTACATCCACCAAGTTCAAATAATTCGCAAGACTGTTTTTTATTAAACGGTGAAACTACAATACAAGATTTAACAATCGGTAATTTCTATTACGATTCTGGTAACAATACAGGACATGCATTTAGATTTGCTCCAAATATGAATGTTACTTCAAGAAGTCCTTACATTAAAAACATAACAGTAATAACCAAAGGTTCAGTAACTACAACAGAAGATCCAAGAGGATTTAATGAAGGCGATGCAGGACGTGGCGGCTACTTTGATGGCGCTGCAGCAAACGCTAATTCAAAAGAAGCAAGTATCTTATTTCACTCAGCAACATTTATTACTCCGGGAGTTGATGCAATATCAGCAACTAATGGTACTAGAATGGAATGGTTAAACTCATTTACATACTTTGCTAACCGTTCAGTTTATGCATTTGATAGTAACCAAGGTTTATATAATGACGGTAAAACACGAGTACGCTTAGGAGGAATAAGCGGAACGTTTGCGGCAGGTAACACAGTTACATTTACATCAACTGATAACTCAAGTATAGCAAACGCAACTATTGAAAGTATTGAAGGCGATACAATTGTAGTTGATGGTAAATTTACTGGACTACAGGATTTTGATACAACACCTGCAAGTATTACAAACGGATCAGGCGCAACAGCAACAAGTATTGAAAATTATGATCTAAAAGACTTTGGCGCAGAAATACGTATGATCGGTAGTGCTAGTGTTTACGGCAACTACGGATTGTACGGAGATGGACCAGGTGTTATTGTTTATGCTATTGGTCATAATTTAGCATATATTGGTAACGGTAAAGAAGTTACTAATGATCCTGGAACAGTAATACAAGATAACGAAGTTACAGAACTTAACGATGCTAAAATTAGATACAACTCAGTTGACCATGAAGGTGACTTTAGAGTTGGTGATTTGTTCTTTGTTGATCAGCAAACAGGTACAGTAGACTTTACAGTTTCAGACTTTACTATTAACACTACTAATGGCGTTTCGTTTATAGATGGCGGCGGCACTACTTTTGTTGATGGAACTAAAATTGAAACAGGTAATTTTAGACTTAGTGGAAACACTATAGAATCATTAACTGGCGCAGTTAACTTAACAGCAAGTAACAATCAAATTAATTTAAATGACAATGTTAGTATTACTGGTAACTTAGATGTAACTGGCAATGTTACTATTGGCGGAAATATTACTATTGGTGATGATGCAAATGACACTATTCAAATTGTTGCAGGTATTGATAGTGACATTGTTCCTAGTGCAACCAGCACATATAATTTAGGTACAGACTTAAAACGTTGGAACAACATAAACGTTAATAGAGCCGTTATTGACGATATCACAATTGAAACAAACTTCATTACAACTACAAATAGTAATGCAGATTTAGAATTACGAGCAAGTGGTACAGGCGAAATATTAGTACCAGACAATAACGTACAGATTGATAATAACTTAACTGTTGACGGAACTACTACACTACAAGATACAAACATTACTGGTACACTTACCCATGTTGGTAACTTAACACATACTGGTGATTCAAGTGTTGATGGTAATCTAACTGTAACAGGAAAACTAGATGTAACACAGTACGCACAGTTTGAAGAAATACTAATTGACGATAACTTTATCACAACTACAACTAGTAACGCAAACTTAGAACTACGTGCAAACGGAACTGGCGAAGTAATAGTACCAAGTGCTAATGTTACAATTACAAATGACTTAACCGTTGATAACGATATTGATGCCAATAATTTAACTACTACAGGAACAGTTACTGCAGGCGCATTTACTACTGGTCAAATAAATATTAGTAACTATGTTGTTCAAACTGTAAGTAGTAATGATTTAGAATTAAGTGCTAATGGATCTGGAGTAATTAAAGTTGCTTACAATGATGTTGATATCACAGGCACACTTGATGTTACTGGATTAACAACTACATCAGACTTAACTATAAACGGAACGCTAACACATACCGGTAATGTTTCCCATACAGGCAACTACGATATTACCGGAACTTGGACTAACCAAGAGATAAGAATTATTGGCAATGTAGTTGAAACAACTACTACAAATACAGATTTAGAACTACG